TACAACCTCTGTTAAATCGTCTGACCATATATCAGTATCAGGTGTATCACCCTCTCTAATAACAACATTGACGATAGCATTAGGGTCGCAGTTTTTTAATTCCTTAATTAAATGTTTAACTCTCATAATTTCATTCCTTTCATTAAGTTAAAAGTCCAAATCGTTATAATCTTCATCATACATATATGTTGAATCAGGTATATATTCTTCTTTATCATGCTTTAAATTAAAATCATTGATAAATATTTCCTTTGCTTCCTCTATCGTTTTAGCTTTAACAGTAAAGTTTTGAATAACTGATTGAGTAAAATAAAATGTTTTCATAATGCACTCCCTTTCTAGTTAGTAAAAAGTATTTTACACAGTTAAATATAATTGTCAAATTGTTTATCATAATATATTCGTGCTGTTCTAATAGGTGCTAATGCTTTGGCATCTTCCTCGTTATAACCCTCGTCTGCTAACTGTTCTAATGCCTGTTCATAGCAGTATTCCCATGCCTGTGCGTTTAAAAAATCTTCATCGCCATGATATATATCGTTAGGTGTTCGTAACATAATTCACTCCCTTTAATGTTTTCATTTTGTTTTCCTATTTTTTCTTTTTTCTAATAACTTTGCTTGATAATCTTTTCTATAAAAATCATGTATTTTTGTGTAAAGTTTATCTATTTCTAACATAGTATTTTTTTGAACATAATCATTATATTTATGAGATGCAATAGAATTAATTAAATGAGTAATTTCAATTTTAGCTCGTTCACTTAATTCATTAAATCTGTTATTAATTGATATTGTTGTTTTATTGTTCATAATTCACTCCATATAATTGTTTAAATCTAGCGATTGCTTCTTGACGGCTATACCCAATGTATAACCGCCTTATCATCTCGCTTCCTTTTAATGCCTTTATTTCATAACCGCTTAATGTTTTTTTAACTATCATAATTAAACCTTTTTATTCATCATATTCCTCTATCACTCCACAGATACAAAGTTTCGCACTAGAACAGTCTGGGTCAATATCAAAATCCTTACAAACATCTGACCATTCGCTAGGTATAATGCTAGGGTCAATCCTAAACCATGCACCTTTTTCTATAACTGTGTATCCGTTCTTAATTAAATCTTTTTTAGTTATCATAATAGTTTCCTTTTACCATTCAGAATAAAGCATATAGTCTTCATCTATACTAGATTCAACATCTACTTTTTCTGACATTGGTTTGCCTGTTTGGTTATTAATAAAATCAAACGGACTTTCTACCTCCTCAATAACAAGAGGTATAGTTTCCCATTCATTAGTGTTATCATTAAATGATTGTAGAAGCACATCATTTTTATATGTTTGTGCTGGTGTAAATGTATCATCAATTCTTGAACCTTGTTCTGTATATGTCTGTTGCAATAATCTTAATTTCATTTTACTTCCCCCATTAAATCTAAATATTTATCTGCTACATGTTTTCTAATAAACCTTAATTGAGTAGCATAATTTTTCTTTGGTAATTTCAGAACCATAGATTCAAACTCGTTTAAGGCTTGAAATAAAACATCATATTTATCCATAATTATTCCTTTCTAATTAAGTTAATACAAGTATGATATTACGCTTATATTTATACTTGTCAAATCTTTTTTACACTATTTTAATTGATTGTTTTTATTACAGAATAATTTTTGATAAGTAAAATCAATCACCTAAATTCAATATCTCTATTGCGTTTTTTCTAAAAGTATGATACAATCTAGTTGTATTAAAGATGATAAGATATTTTAAGATAACATCAAAAGTTACATTATCTGTAAGTCATACTAAGATAACTTAAGAATAACATTTGATATAAAGTAATATTAAGATAACTTAAATCTAGCTTGATAAGTTTCAAGCGAGTATTTAAAACGAGCTTGAAACCAATAATATCATGATATAAAAATCTAACATTTGATATAAAGTAATATTAAGATAACTTAAATCTAACATTTGAATTGTATCATGGTATGATGTTAGAGGGTCATAGTCTATTTATTATATTCATAATAAATCTTAAGGTTTATGGTTTACCATAAAGCTAAACCAAATAAATTTATATTTAAAAAACACTTGACAAAATAGGTTGATTTTTGTTATAATTGCACGGGTAAGGGGAAAGTATACGATAAAGAAAAGGGCTTATAACAAGCCCTTTTTAAATTTATAGAACCATTTATTAAAAAGTTTATTCTCTATTCTTTCAAGTTTAATAATCTCATTTTGAAATGGCTCTATATAAAACCTTGATACATTTATTTTGCATAATTCGTTTATTTCAGTTTCATATTCATTAATAGCATTTTGAACATCTTGCAAAGTTTTCACAATTAAACCCCCTTTACAATGTTATTGGTTATAGATTTAAGTTTGTTTATTATCTCGTTCTTATCGTACCCGTAATAAGTATTCTTAATTCTAATAGTATCATTCTCATTAGAAATATAAGTATAATAAGAGCCGTTATAATTTTTGTTTATGGTTAAATAAAAGTTTTTATATAATACAGTTTCCATAATTAACCTCTCTTATTGTTTAATAAAATATTAATAGCGTTTAATCTAACATTATCAGTTTCATCATTTAAAAATAAACTGATAGGGCTAGACAATGCTTTCTGCATATTGATTAATTCATAGCGTGGTTTTTTGCTGTAAAGTTTTAGATAGTTTTCTAACATGATAAACCCCTTAAAATTTATAATTAATATAGAGAAAATAAACTATATTAAATATGATTAATAAAATGCTCTCATAGGATAAACCCATAAGAGCAAAGAAAAAAGCAATAAAACATGATATAGTAAAGCATAGAATGTTTAATAAAAGCATGATTATAAACCCTCTGTTAATTGGTTTAATTCTGATTGACTAATGGTTAATAATTCATCTTTGCTAGTGTTTCGCATATTAGCCCATTGGTTAATGTGTTTTGTTGTTGTTTGTGAGTAATATTTATCTGTCTTATAAATATTTGAATAATCACATATTGCAACGGGCGTTTTATAAGAAAATAAAATTACTTTGTCATTTAATTCTAATTCAGTCATATTGCTTTTGATTGGGTTAAGTTTCATGGTTTAGTTTCCTTTATGGTTTAATAAAATTAAGGGTTGATAATAAAAACAATATTCTAAAACAACATCTTTAAATGTTTTGTTTTCTAATGTTTTTTTATCCATATTATGATATTTAACTAAAATATCAATATAATCAGATTTAGAACCTTCTATTTGATAACCGTTTATTTTCATGATTTAGTTTCCTTTTCTAGTTAAATGTAAAGATATATTAACAGATTTATTAAGAATTGCAAGTATTAATTTATTGTTATATATCATAGGGTTGAGATTTTAGCGGATATATAAGAGGATATTATGAAAAATACCCTCTATATAACTATTAATTATATGCATTGTATGATTCTTTAAGTAATGCATCGTTATGTTTTCTTATTTGCGCAATTGCAAGGTTGCAATCTTCTTTAGTAAGAAAAGTATATAAATAGGCAATATTTTCATCAGTTTTATTGCCTATTAATAAACTATCAATTAATGTATTTATTTTGTAAGTATCAACCTGCATGATGTACCCTTTATAAAATGAATGTAAAGTAATCTTAACAAACTAAACTAAACAATGCAAGATAATTTTTTAAATCAAACTAATTAATGTGATAAGTAAAATAAATTAGACAATTATGATAAAAGATGATAATATTATGTTAGAGTCAGAGAGTATGTCTAACAAAAATGATACCCCCAATATAATTGACGCTGGAAAAATTAATATAGTAATAGAATCAGATGAGAATGTAAATGAGAATCATTCGCATTTGGAAAAGTCAGAGAAAAGGGGGCGAGGTAGACCCCGTTACCTTACAACACCGACCACCCAAAATCAGGTTTACGAATTAAGTAAAGTAGGAACTAGGTACGAAGATATTGCATTTATGCTTGGTATATCAGCAGACACACTAACTAAATACTACAAACCAGAGCTTGAGAAAGGTCGTATAGAAGCTAACGCTGTTATTGCTGGTACACTCTATGAAAAAGCAAGACAAGGTGACACAGCATCTATGATGTTCTGGCTTAAAACAAGAGCACAATGGTCAGAAAAAAATACCACAGAATTAACAGGTGAAGGGGGTGCACCTATTAATATCAAAGTCGTAACAGGCATAGAATAACAAACCCCAGTACCCAAATTTTTTTGCGGTACTATTTTACACACACACAGGAGTAAATACATGAGTTATAAACTAACACCAGAAGTAAAATTTAACAAGAACGGCTATGAGATTCGTACAGATGTACTCGGCATGGCTAAAGATTTAGCAGTACAAGAGTTCCAAGCTAAATTTGGTGACTGGCAAATGTCAGTAGAAAAAGATAAGGATGGCAAAATCGTACACAAAGTAGCGATGCCTGACTTCCCACATTTAGATGTCATTCTTGCTAACGCTGAAAAACTCTATTCTTTTGTAAACAAGGATAAATAATGCCACTTAAAAAAGGTAAATCACAGAAAGTAATCTCTGCTAACATAAAAGCAGAGATGAAGCGTGGTAAACCACAGAAACAAGCGATTGCTATTGCTTTATCTAAAGCTGGTAAGAGCAAGTATAAGAGGAAAAAGAAATGAACGAAGAAGCAATCAGAAGATTCTTGCAATCTATAAATCTAGCTAGTAAACCAGCACAATCTAACGACCCTATTTTACAACAGCTTATTAATAGTGGTAATCAGCCTATGACTAATGCTGATAATGTAAGATTAATGCAGCAAGGTTTATTATCACCAGAATCTAATGCTGGATTAAATCAGTTGCAAGAAATGATGGGGTATCGTAATAATTTAATGATGCAATTAGAAAATGCTAATATAGACCCAGCATATAGACAAATGCTCATGGATGAGTTAAATAATATTAATACTTTTTTAGGACAGTAATATGGCAATCACAGAAGAAAATCATCATCAGTTTGCAGACTATCTTAATAATACAAAGAAACCTAAAAAAGATAAGACAACAACTAAAACATTACTCAAAGATGGTTTAAAAAAAATGGGCAAAAAGTATGGCAAGTAAAGGTCTGTATGCTAACATAAATGCTCGTAAGAAAAAAGGCATTTCTCGTTCTAAAAAAAATAGCACTATTTCTAAAAAAGTCTATGCTAATATGAAGAAAGGTTTTCCAAAGAAAAAAAGGAGTAAAGCATAATGTGGTCATGGCATTTCTTTTGTGGGTTACAATTTGGTTTTGAGTTCTATGATGATGCTAAAGTAGACGATAGTAAAAATGTACATCACTATCATTTCTTTATTATAGATTTAGGTTGTATCCGTATACAGCATTGTGAGAAACAAGGAGTCAATCTATAATGGCTAAAGGCGTATCACATTATTTACCTAATGGTAAACTATATACAGGTAAAACTCATAAGCATAATGGTAAATTAATGTCAGGTGCTACTCATACTGCTAGTAGCAAATACTTAACACACAAAAAACCAAAGGCAAAATAACATGGCTAAAGACTCAAGATTAACTAGAGCTGGTGTATCAGGTTATAACAAACCTAAACGCACACCTAACCACCCTAAAAAATCTCATGTAGTCGTAGCTAAAGAAGGCGATAAAGTAAAAACCATACGCTTTGGTCAACAAGGTGTCACAGGGGATAAAAAACCTACAGCAAGACAAAAGTCTTTCAAGGCTCGTCATGCTAAAAACATAGCTAAAGGAAAAATGTCAGCAGCCTACTGGGCTGATAAAGTTAAATGGTAGAAGATTCACCCTGTACAGGGGTGTGTCGTATGGAAGGTACTCGTTGCATATCATGCAATCGTACTTATGATGACCTAGAACAATGGTACTATATGTCTAAAGAAGCTAGGTTACAAAGGATGGAACAATTAAAGGCAGAACATGGAAGAAGAATTATTAAGAAAATATATTGAGCTTTATGGCTCACCCATGTATTCTGGTGAAGCAGAATTGTATGCAAGTCCTAATACAGTTGGTACAGCTTTAGGACACACACAATACTTGCCACAAGGATTACTTAATCTTGGCGGTGGAGTTGATTACATTCCTCGTGCAGAAGATAAACTTGTACCTTATGGCTTTGCAGAGTATCAAGACCAATCAGGTTTAAATTTAAAAGCAATGGCAGATGAATATGTTAAATCATTATCAGGTCAATATGGACCAGTTAATGCTAATGTTACAAAATCAGATATGGGTACTGAAATGTCGGCTGGAGTATTAGCTAATATTTTAGGTGGTCAAGTTAATATAGATGCTTACAAAAATCCACAAGATAAAGGAATAAATTTTTTATTTACTAAATATTTTAAATAAGGGCGATGACCTGTAAAGAGTCGCATTATGGCAGAAAAAACAATAACAACAGGATATATACCTCGTGAACCGCAAAAAGCTATCCATAAGATGGTCAATGCTAATCGTTTTAGCGTGGTGGTTGCTCATCGTAGGATGGGTAAAACAGTCTGTGCAATTAACCAACTTATCCATAGTGCATTACAATGTGATAAAACGAACCCAAGATACGCCTATGTTGCTCCTACCTATAACCAAGCAAAAAGAATTGCATGGGATTACCTACTAGAATACACTAGACCATTAGGTGGCAAGGCTAACATTGCTGAATTGCGTGTTGACTTTATGGGTAGACGCATATCGTTATACGGTGCAGATAACCCAGATTCACTTCGTGGTATTTACCTAGACGGATGCGTACTAGATGAGGTTGGTGATATTAACCCTACTTTATTTACAGAGATTATCCGACCAGCATTAGCTGACCGTAAAGGGTATTGCCTTGCAATGGGAACACCTAAAGGTCAAAACCATTTTAAAGACTTACGAGATAGAGCTGAAAAGAAAGATGGCTGGGAACTATTAGAGTTTAAATCTAGTAAAACAGATATACTAGATAAAGAAGAACTCAAAGCAGCGTTTTCTGCAATGGGCGAAGATAAGTATATGCAAGAGTTTGAATGTTCATTCTCTGCACCTGTAGAGGGTTCATACTATTCTAAAATTATGAATGAACTAGAAGAGAAAAATAGGTTCATAGATATAGAAAGAGATGGATTAGCTAGAACGTATACAGGCTGGGATTTAGGTATGTCTGATTCTACTGCGATATGGGTAGCACAATTAGTCAATAAAGAAGTAAGGCTAGTTGATTACTGTGAGAATCACGGTGTAGGATTAGAATACTATGTTGAGTGGCTACAACATAACGATTGGATGTATGCCACACATATACTGCCACACGATGTGGCTGTACGAGAATTAGGCACAGGTAAATCCAGACAGGAAA